GACCAAGGAGAGCTAACTACGGTAGCTCGCTTGGCGAGAGAAATCCGGGACAAGGAGATAAGGATAGCCGAGCTTGAGGCTCTGCTCAAGGAAGAAAAGCGTCTGATGCTCAAGCTGACAGACGAGGAGCTTCCTAACATCTTCTCCGAGATGGGTCTCTCCAAGCTGGCTCTCGATGACGGGTCTCAGATAGAGGTCCGACCGACATACGGCGCTTCGATCTTGGTCGATAACAGGCCAGCGGCCTACGATTGGCTAAGGGAGAACGGCTATGACGATATCATCAAGAACTCAGTCACGTGTTCGTTCGGGCGCGGCGAGGATGACCAAGCTAGCGCGTTTGCGTCGTTCGCAGAGCAGCAGGGCTACCTGCCCGAACAAAAGACAGAAATTCACCCCCAAACGCTACGCGCTTTCGTCAAAGAGCGCTGCGAGAATGGGGATGAATTCCCAATGGAACTTTTCGGCGCATTCGTTGGACAGCGCGCTACTATCAAGAGGAGCAAGTAACATGGCTACGCAACAGGTTGCGAAGAAGGAAGAGAACGCTGTCGCAGTATTCGATGCGTCGATGTTTGAGGCAGATGCTGGTGCCGGCAACCAGAACATGGGTGTCGAGGACCTCGCCCTGCCGTTCCTCAAAATTCTGTCAGGGCTTGACCCCATCCTTGACGAGCTTGAGGAAGCGCGTAAGGGCGACATCTACAACACCGTGTCCGGTGCGGTGTACAAGGGCAAGGACGGTGTCCGTGTTATCCCGTGTGCCTACATGCGTCGGTTCATCCAGTGGGCGCCCCGAGGCTCTGGAAGTGGAGCGCCGTCGGCTATCTACGCGCCGGGGGATGATATCCCCAAGACGCAGCGGTCGCCGGATGACAACAAGGAATACGTTGTCGGCGGCGGCGGTGAGTACATTGAGGAGACGCATCAGCATTTCGTGCTGATCCTCAACGATGACGGCACCGTCGAGACGGCGCTCATGGCGATGAAGTCCACGCAGCTAAAGAAGAGCCGAAAATGGAACTCCATGATCCAGTCGTTGACGATGCAGGGGAAGAACGGCCCGTTCACGCCGCCGCGCTTCAGCCACGTGTATCGTGTCAAGTCTGCCAGCGAAGAGAACTCGAAGGGTTCTTGGCATGGCTGGGAGATGTCGCGCGAAGGGCCGGTCGAGGACATGGCCGTTTACCTCCGTGCGAAGGCGTTCTCTGAGAGCGTGCTTTCCGGCGATGTCGTCGTAAAGCACGAGAGCGAGACTCGTACCGTCAATAACGACGACGTGCCGTTCTGATCATAAAGCGGGGGCGACAGCCCCCGCTACTCTCTCGGGGTTGAGATGTCAGCAGAAAAATTTGCTGCCATTTTCGACGGTCTTCAGGCCGCGCATGGCACGTTCGTCATCGAGAAGACTGCTGCGAATGGCAAAAATACGGGAAGAGCCGGTATCGTCCGTGAACCACGGACCGCGCGCACTTGGGAGGAACACCTCGCTGGCAAACGCTCGCTTGGCATAATTCCTATTGACGAGAATAACGAATGTCGGTGGGGCTGCATCGACATCGACCAGTATCCCCTCGACCACAAGCTGCTTGTCGAGAAGATTCGGCGCATGAAGCTGCCGATCATCGTGTGTCGCTCGAAGTCAGGCGGCGCGCATTGTTTCGTATTCATCCGTGGCCGGGTATCGGCCAAGGATATGCAGACGACCTTACAGCAGGTTTCGGCGGCGCTGGGGTATGGCGGCAGCGAGATTTTCCCCAAGCAGGTCGCCCTGCGGTTGGACCGTGGCGATGTCGGAAACTTCCTGAACCTGCCTTACTTCAATGCGGAGGAAGGCCTCCGTTATGCCATCAACGATGACGGCACGGCGGCGACGCTCGATGAATTCTTCTCGCTGTACGAGGCTCATGCCCTAACACCAGAGGCGCTTCTCGCCTTACAGATCACGGACGACAGTCAGTCGTCTTGGACAGGCGCGCCGCCGTGTCTACAGATAATCTGCGCGAATAAGATCAGCGAGGGCGGCCGCAACAACGGCCTGTTCAATATCGGCGTCTACCTCCGCAAGGCGTTCCCTGATAGCTGGGAAACGGAAATCCTCACGTATAACCTCACGTATCTTGAGCCACCGCTTCCTCTCAGCGAAGTCAACATCATCGCCAAACAGCTAGGCCGCAAGGACTACGCATATAAATGCAGCGATGCGCCGATCAACGCCCACTGCGATAAGGTTCTCTGCCGCACGCGAAAGTTTGGTGTAGGGGGCGGCGCGCAGAACGCCCTTGTCGGCAATCTGCGGAAGTACAACTCGGCACCGCCCGTCTGGTTCATAGACGTGAACGGTGAGCCGCTCGAACTCGACACAGACGCTCTAATCGAACAGAAGGCCTTCCAGCGCGCCTGCATGGAGCAGCTAAACTTCATGCCCGGCACAATGAGCAAGCAGAACTGGGAAGCTCGTATAGGCACCCTGATGACCGAGATGCGCGACAACGAGAGCGCTATCGTAGAGGTCGCCGAGGATGCCAGCATTAACGGTCAATTCTACGATTACCTCGAAGAGTTCTGCCGTCACCTACAGCAGGCTCAAGACAGGGAAGAGATTCTGCTCCGCCGGCCTTGGACCGACGAGGAGCAGAAGATTACCTACTTCCGCTTGCGCGACTTCGAGGCGCATCTGCGGAAGAACAAATTCTTCGAGTTCAAGAGCCACAAGATTGCCCAGCGCCTGCGCGACATAAACGGTCAGAGCGTCCTACTGAAGATCAAGGGGCGGCCTATCCGTGTCTGGGCGATCCCGGCATACGGCTTCGCCGACATCGAGTTCGATGGACCAAACTTCAACGACGAGGAGGTTCCTTTCTGATGAATAGGGACGAGGAGATCGTTCATCTCTGGAAAAATGAACTCATGACCCTGTCAGCTATTGGCAAGCGGTTTGGGCTGACGCGCGAGCGCGTGCGCCAGATCGTTAGCAAGAAAAGGACTCAGAATGTTCCGAATATTCGGACCACCGGGAACGGGGAAGACAACGACGCTGCTTAATATGGTGGATGACGCTCTGGCGAGCGGCATCCGGCCAGACAGCATAGCGTTTCTTGCCTTCACGCGGAAAGCAGCTAACGAGGCAAAGGAGCGGGCAGCATCCCGCTTCAACCTCGACCCGGATAAGGACCTGCCTTTCTTCCGGACGATACATAGTCTGGCATTGGCTCGTGCTGGCATCCGGACAGAACAGGTCATGCAGGCAAACCACTACCGTGACCTAGCGGCAGTGATCGGATACTCGTTTCGTAACGTAGCGGACTCTGCGGACGACGATATCTTCAACATGAAGATGAACGATCCGATCCTGAGCCTCATCAGTCTGGCGCGCCTGAGAAAAGTGGAGTTGCGCGAGCAGTACAACAGCAGCAACCTGTGGGAGGACTGGAACCTCGTCCAGTTCGTTTCTCAGGCCCTGACCGAGTACAAGAACAAGTTCGGGCTTTACGATTTCACGGACATGCTGAGTGTCTTCATAGAGCAGCAAGCGCAGGTCTGCCCGAAGTTCAAGCTGACGTTCCTCGATGAGGCGCAGGACCTGTCACCACTACAATGGGACATCGCCCACATACTGGACGCCCATTCTGAGCGGATGTACGCCGCTGGTGACGATGATCAAGCTATCTTCCGGTGGGCCGGCGCAGACGTTGACCACTTCATCAATCTCGAAGGTAGCGCCGAGGTCCTCGAACAGTCCTACCGCGTGCCGTGGGCCGTGCACGAGATCGCGGACACCATCGCCAAGCGCATCGTGCGCCGATATCCCAAGAAGTATAGACCGCGCCCCGAGAAGGGCCGCATCCAGCGTGTGTCCACGGTGTCGGAAATTGACATGCACGAGGGCACGTGGCTGATCCTCGCGCAGGCCGGTTACATGCTCAACTCGATTGCGGGAGAGCTAAGGGGTCTCGGTCTGCTGTTCTATGATCGCGGCCGTCGGTCCATTCCCGAGAAGATAAGCACGGCGGTCAACGCATGGGAGCGCCTGCGGAAGGACTACAAAATTACGGGGGCCGAGGCCCGTATCGTCTACAGCTTCATGTCTACAGGCGACCGGATACAACGCGGTTTCAAGAAACTGACCACGCTCGAAGATGACGCCGCCGTCGATCTCGAAACGCTGATCACGCATCACGGCCTTCTGGCAGATCGCGATATGATTTGGCACGACGCTATGGATTTGTTGCCGGATCGAGAGCGAGCTTATATTGTGGCGCTACTGCGCCGAGGGGAAAAGTTCAATGCTCCTCCCCGTATCACAATATCCACGATCCACGGATCAAAAGGTGGCGAAGCTGACAATGTCGTTCTACTGACCGATTTGTCACCTGCCGCCGAGGCTGCCGCACAAGTCGATGCGGATGATCTACACAGGGTCTTTTACGTAGGGGTAACCCGTACAAAAGAAAACCTGTTCCTCGTAGAACCAGAAGATTACAGCCGGAGCTACAACATATGACCAGAGATGAGTTCTTGTCGGAAGCGGGTCGTTTGATTAACCACGACCGAAACAAGGATTACGGTGATGCCCAAAGAAATTTCGCGGATATCGCCGACATCTGGTCCGTCATCCTCAATAGACAGGTCACCACCAAAGAAGTAGCTCTGTGTATGATCGGGGTGAAGATGGCGCGGCTCTCAAAGAGCCCTGACCATGACGACTCTTGGATTGACATCTGCGGCTATTCAGCCCTCGGCGGGGAATTGGTATGACCCTTCAAATGTCCATGTTCCCGCCGAAATCCGAGTGGGTCCCCCACGCTGAATATCCTGACCTAACGCAGGCGAAGCGCATCGCAATCGATGTCGAAACGAGAGACCCCGACATCAAGACGCGCGGCCCCGGCTGGGCCACGGGAAACGGCGAGGTGGTGGGCTACGCCATCGCTACAGAAGATTGGCGCGGCTATGTCCCTGTGCGTCATCTCGGCGGCGGAAACGTGGACGAGCGCGTGATTGGCAAGTGGCTCAAAAAGGTTTTCGAGTGTCCCGCCGACAAGATCATGCACAACGCCCAGTACGACGCCGGCTGGATACGCCGAATGGGTTTCACCCTAAACGGCCGCATCATCGATACGATGGTCATCGCGTCCCTTCTTGACGAAAACCGTTTCAGCTACTCCCTCAACTCGTTGAGCTACGACTATCTCAACAAGACTAAATCGGAGAAGGGCCTGATAGAGGCCGCTCGGGAATTCGGCCTCGATCCAAAAGCAGAAATGTGGAAGATGCCGGCCCAGTTCGTCGGCCCCTACGCAGAGAACGACGCCCAGTTGGCGCTGGAACTCTGGTCCTATTTCTCCGTGGAACTCGGCAAGGAAGAGCTTTGGCCGATTGCCAATCTCGAACTCGATCTGCTCCCCGTCCTGATCGACATGACGTGGCGCGGCGTCCGAGTGGACTTGGACCGCGCGGAACGGACCAGAAATCACATCCTGAAACAGGAGCAGGCTGTGATGAAGCAGATCAAGGAACTGACCGGGGCCAACATCGAGATATGGGCAGCCCAGTCTCTGTCGAAGGCGTTCGATGCGGTCGGTATCGACTACCCGAAGACAGAGAAGGGCGCGCCGTCCTTCACAAAGGCGTTCCTGTCAGACCATCCTCACGAGCTTCCGCGCCTAATAACCAGAGCGCGTAATCTCAACAAGGTCAGCGGCACGTTCATCTCGACTATCCTGTCGCACTGTCATAGCGACGGCCGTATCCACGCGCACATTAACCAGATCAGGTCGGATGACGGCGGCACGGTGTCGGGCCGTATTTCGATGAACAACCCGAATTTGCAACAAATCCCGGCCCGCGATCCAGAGCTAGGACCCATGATCCGCTCGCTCTTCCTGCCGGAAGAAGAGCAGCAGTGGGCGGCTATCGATTTCTCGCAGCAAGAGCCACGTATCCTCGTGCACTACGCACACGTCTATGGGCGGAGCAAAGGAGTCGAATTGACCGGCGCGTCTGAGTTTGTGTCGCGCTACAACGAGGACCCCAGCACAGACTTCCATACAATGGTCGCCGAGATGGCAAAGATAGCCCGCAAGCAGGCCAAGACGATTAACCTCGGCATGATGTACGGCATGGGCGTCAACAAGCTGGCGGACGAGCTCGACATCTCCGTGGACGAGGCAAAATCTTTGATCCGCCAGTATCACGACCGCGTTCCTTTCGTTAAGGGCCTGATGAACGGCGTGATGAACAGGCTTGACGACAAGTCGAGCAGCGGCTCGATCCGCTCGATCCTCGGGCGTAAGTGCCGTTTCGACCTGTGGGAACCAGCTTCCTTTGGCATGAACAAGGCGCTGCCGTACCGAGAGGCGATTCAAGAGTACGGCGATACCACCCGTCTCAAGCGCGCCTACACCTACAAGGCGCTGAACCGGCTGATCCAAGCGTCCGCCGCCGACATGACAAAGAAGGCGATGGTGGACATTTACGCCACAGGCCGAATTCCGCTGATCCAGATACACGACGAGATCGCGATGTCGGTGCAGGGCATGGACGAGGCGATGGAGATCGCCAAGATAATGAAGTCGGCGGTGCCCTTGGAAGTGCCGAGTTTGTGTGATATAGAGATAGGACCAAGTTGGGGGGAGGCCGCATAGCTGTGCCAGCGCGGCTCCCCCATCATGGCTCCTCCCTAAACTCCCCGCCGAAGAAATTCGGCGGGGTTTTTTCTTGACGGGCGCGTCATATCGTATATATTCCTACTCAGTTGTAGGAGGTCCAGATGGATACAACGAAGTGGAAATCGATCCTCGTGCCCATCGAGGTATACCGAGAGATCAAGATCATGGCGCGCGACCAAGGCCGCACGATCAGCGGTCAACTGCGTATCATGTTCGAGGCGTACCGGGAAATCCTAAAAGAGGAGCGGCGCGCCCGTGGCTAAGAAAGTCGATTCTTCCTACATGCCGCCGAAGCGTTCTCGGCGGCCGGGGCGCTATCGTAAGACGATCAACAAGCACGACCGGCGGTGGAAAATCCACGGCCGACGGCACAATGGCCAAGGCGGTAAGCGTTAATCTTTTTGCCGCTTGTATGCGACTAATCACATAGGAGGATAAAATGGAATTCGGAACTTTTCTGGTAGTGCAAGCTATTTTCGCTATCGTCATGACGATTATCCATCATGCTTGACGTAGCAATCGTATGCCTAGCCACTGCTGTGTACTTCGAGGCCCGTGGAGAACCACGCGTCGGACAACGGGCCGTGGCTCACGTCATCATGAACAGAGTCCGCGATCCACGGTTCCCGGACGACGTCTGCGGGGTAGTAACGGAGGGACCAAGGTACTCGTGGGCTCCGGACTACCCTGTGCGGGACCGCTGTCAATTCTCTTTTTATTGCGACGGGAAGAGCGACGAGCCGTCTGACAAATCGGCTTACTCTCTAGCGCTGACTGTCGCCAAGCGCGCCCTGCGAGGGGAAAGCGACGACCCGACCGAAGGGGCTACCCACTATCACGCTCATTACGTCACGCCGGCATGGGCGACAGCCAAACGCCGGCATGTTAGGATTAACGATCACATTTTCTATCGTTGGGAAAGCCGATGATCATCTGTCCAGAGTGTAACGGGTTAGGCTACATCGATTATGAGCGCCCGGTCCTAGACCGGGACAACGGGGGATATCTGGAGGAATACACGTTACCGTGCGAAACGTGCGAGGGGGAAGGGGAAATCCCGATAGATGACTAACGGACCAAATCTTCCATGACGGATTCCCAGCTATCTTCCTCTAAACCCGGCACTGTAAACAGCCGTGCCGCCGTCCGTATGCTTTTACGGC